CAACATAAAATGCTTCTTCATCGAGTAAAATTCCACGTGGTTTTGGTTCAGGTAAGGCAAGTTGTTGTGGTTGAACTTCATATTTACCCGTTTTTCTGATTTGGGGGAGGACTTCTGCAGTTACCCATTTTCTGAAACGGTGTGGCGTTGATCCTTTTTTCACTGCATCACGGCAGCGTAGGATTAAGGTGTACATACCGCTATCATTGACTAAATTAATAGATTGTACTTGATTTCCTATACTGTCGGTTAAACCGACGGTACCATTTCTAAAGCTATCGGTTAAAGCGATAGTCGTTTTTTCATCATCATCTAGTTTTAAAAGTGCATCACGAGCATTTAAAATATTTAAAGCATCACAAAGATCTTTAGCAACAAACCAAGGTTCATTGTTGATTACCAAGGTACGGATTGTGTGAGTTTCGAAAGAGTGAATTGAGAGTTGAGTTTGATTTGACATAATGTAATCCTTTGAGTATTTGTTTTTACACAAGCCATTTTCGACAATGGCGTCGGGAGGTTCGAAAACCCTACTCAAAGGCAAAGGGCTGGACGTATTCCCCGAAGGTATTGTATTAGTCGCCCTCCCGACATAGTCAGGATTACGGATATAAAAAAATCGCCTTGTGGCGATTAGTAAACTATCCGCCTCTGAGTTTTAGGTTTCGACACCTTGAGGCAGATAGTAAGATAAAAAAGGGGGAGTGTCAATAAAATTAAACCCCGTTGATTGCAACAGGGTTAATGACTATTTTTTCCTTCTTTTATCCATTTTTCAGCAAGCCATTCAAACTCACAAAATAGTTTATTGTTGTTGTTTTTTATTCGCCTAAGCTCCATTACATATGGTTTTAATGTATTCCAGTCGGTAATGACACTGCTTTTACTCATTCGCTTGTAAACTGCTTCGTCAAATAAGTTTTCTTTAATGCCAACACAAATAAATTCAATTGAATTTAGAATATCAAGTACAATAAAGTTTTGGCGATCTGTTTCACTACTTGATGGTGTATTTCCCTGCAATGAACAGGCTAAGCTGGTAAAATTAACTCCGCCATCTCGCATTTTCATGTAAGCTTGACGGCGCCTACGGTAATAAGCATTATTGCTATTACTAATTAGTAATTCGATAGTTGCTTTTTGTTTATGTTGTTTACGCAACTCTTTAAGTTGAGACCACGCAAAAAAGGCTAGGTAACCAGTAAAAAGACAAGTTCCTAGCCCTATGAATGTGTTAATATCGAGTTTGCTTAGGAAATCCCAGGTTTTAACACCTTCTTCCATTAAACTTCCCAACCTTCATTAAATTGTTTCATCATATTTCCTCCCTCCGTATTTACTTAGACTAAAAAAGCCTGCTCAAGTTCACCTGGCAAGCTGTTTATCCGTCTAAATTGTTATAAAGAACAAAACAATTACTGTTATTAACTGTAATTAATCTTAAATATTAACAGCTAAAGGATACTTTACCACATAAAAACATGCAATCTTTTTTATATCTTTTTTATATCTTTTTCTTTTCCTCTTGAGTAAAAAAGCCCTCCGAAGAGGGCGAATATTTACGTTGTAGGAAAAGGGATGGTGCTAACGTTCGATGAGGTACAAACATGTATTAATGAGAGGTATTTTAAACGCTAGCACCAATCTGGCCACGGTGACTGGATTCGAACCAGTAACGCACAGATCAAAAAAAATCTGCCGCTCTACCATTTGAGCTACACTGTTAAATATGGTGACCGCCACGAGATTCGAACTCGCTATCTTCCGGTTATGAGCCGGCTGCTTTTACCTGATAAGCCAAACGGTCAAATAGGGCGACCCTGTATTTTTTGGGATTGGTCAAATTATCCGTACATTAAGTGAAAGTTAATGTTTACAGGGTCATAATTCTTTTAATAAAGTGCACTTGTCTAACATTCGTCCCAGTTGTACTTCCCAAGATTTCTCTGTAAATGCACTTTATTAAAAGTGCCAGTTAAAGTGCGGTAACTGGCAACCGCTGGTTTTCTCGCCACTCCCTTGTCATTCGGGAGTGTGTAAAACCAAGTCTCACGGAGTATTAGTTTCGTGCGTACTTGACTAGCCAAGCCGTTAGCACATCAGAAAAATTCGACGACCTGACTAAGCCGTTATATCTGCCTTTTGCTAGTTGAGATGGCAGACCTCACCCCAAAACATCCTAAATAACACTCGCAAATGCTATTTGTGATATTTGCATCCAGTTTTTACCCCTTTTCAAAAACTTTAAAATTCAAGACCTCTCAATTAGCCAAGTTACTGCAAACTCTACTGTTACTCACTATTTAAAACTCAAAGGCGCGTCATTCAGTTTGCTTTCCTTATCAACCGTTCCAAGTGTTGACAAAGCTACTACTTTTCACTATGACTAATTACATAGACAGCTCACCTATTACTAGACTTCTTTGTGCGACTATATCTGGATGCGTGATATAGCTGAATCGTCCCTATGCCGACTATCATTTACCGCTAATGCACTTTAGTTTTTCTCTCCTCAAAACTTTAAAATTAGACGCTTTCGACTGTTGCAACCTACGCCTATCAGTTGCTAGCCACCGCATTGCCGCTTGTGGGTTACGGTTTTTATGTATAGACAGCTCACTGTTTCGCAAAACAGCTTCTTTGTGCGACTGCGTATTAGTGCAAGATACGCATTGCTCCATCCCTATACCGACTTCACTCAACGCAGGGAAATAAAACAATCCCTTTATGTTGTCGCTAATTCATTATTCAAAGACACACTTAACAAGTTAATGTAGCTTTGAATAATTATCGTCTCTCCGATATGTCAAGTGTCTGACCACTTTGTCGCTCGCCCCTACGTTTTGCCATTTCGGTCGAGTGCCGCTTGTATCTTTAACGCCCTTAAAATTAAGGGCGTCAGATTGCTTAGAACATTGAGTACCAGTGTTGCCTTTTCAGCTCTCTACACCTTGCGAGTGTAGTGCCTAAACTCTTAATCCCTCTATGATTAAGTCGTTCAAGTTTACTTGTCGGGGTCTAACCAGCCTTTCCACAATTTCTCTCGAGACTGTTAATACTCGTTCGCACAAGCACCATATTTTTAAAGAGCGTTCCCACGTCTCTGCTTTCTCTCGGCTTTCGCCTGCTCGGTGGGGAAGGGTTTAAGAACCTTTATTCAAGCCCTCCGCAAAAGGCTTGGTAAAGATTCTGATTACAGCTTGAAACCTTGATTTCTAGCAATTTGAAGTGAAATTTCATAAACTTTATCCATCACTTCTTCTTTTACCCAATCTACGCTTTCAAATAATTTTCTTACCTCAGCCAATGTTTTACCTGCTCTGTCTGCGTAAGCTTGAAATAATTCATTGATAATGAATTGCTTTAGCTCTTGTGTATTGTTAATTTCCATTTTGTTCTCCTTGTTTGCCTCTCTCTTTGCTGAAATAATTATCACAAATTGAAATATATATGTCAACACAAAATGTGATTTTATTTTTTAAAATATTTCATATTGTGATTATTATTTTGATTTTAAAAGAAAAATATTTTTTAAAATTTTGGTTTGATTGGCGAATTTGTGAGCTGTGTCACATTAAATAAATCTTTTATAAAAAACATTTGTCAACTGTGGTTGACAATTTTTTGTAAAAGAGTATTATTTGTGTAGTTAAAGAAATAAGAGGCTGTTTATGACAATTCGAATTAAAACAACTGAGCGCTTTGATTCTTGGCTGAGAAAGCTTAAAAATCCTCGCGCAAAGATGAAAATTAATGCGCGTATTAAGCGGTTACAATTCGGAAATTTTGGTGACTTAAAAACTGTTAATGATGGCATTTTTGAAATGCGTATAGATGAAGGGCAGGGGTATAGAATTTATTTAAAAAATAACAATAGTGTGGTGGTTATATTGTTGTGTGGTGGTGATAAATCAACACAAAACAAAGATATTAAATTAGCAAAACAAATTGCAGAAGAATTGGGGGTATGATATGGAACAATTAAAAGATTTTGATATAGCAGAACATTTAACAACAGAAGAAGAAATCCGACTTTATCTTAATGAAATTTTACAAGAAGATAATATTGAATTGATTCTCTCCGCACTTGGCGATATTGCAAGGGCTAGAAATATAAGCCAAATCTCTCGAGAAACTGGAATTAGTAGAGAAGGGCTTTATAAGGCATTATCTGGAAAAGGAAATCCGACCTTTGCAACAGTCCTTAAAGTGATGAAGGCTTTGAATTTACAGTTTGAAGTTAAAGTAAATAACGTTATTCATGCTTAATAATTAAAAAAGGTGCTTAATATATTAGGCACCTTTTTTTATGAAGTTTTATATACTTTGATTTTATTATTTTGAAAACTATTACAGCAGGTTTTATAAAGATTCAATTCTCTCCCTTGCCACACCAATAACTCTGATATCTTGATTCAATGAGCTTAATGTAGGGTAAACGGGGTTAAGAGGAACTAGCTCAAAGTGCGGCATTCCGCTTTCCGATAAAACACCTAACTCTTTGTATTGTTTGAATGTTGCCTCATTATTTCCATTTATAGCGGCAACAAATTTTCCCGGCGTTGGATATATACTAGGATCAATCAAAACTAGATCTCCACTATTGAAACGGGGAATCATGGAATCTCCTTCGATACGTAAATAAAAGGAATTTTCAGATGCAAGTATCATACTTGGAATCATCTCATAACCGTCTATATCATTTAGTGAACTAATGCCAGTCCATAATCCTGCTTGAACAGCACTAATTAATGGATAACTATATGTCTTATTGGATATATTAATAACGTTAGTATCAAAAGCTAGGATCTCTGGGGATATGTTTAATGCACGAGCAATAATTGATATATCCTCTAGATCTGGAGTTCTATTATCTTTCTCATAATTAGCAATCCTAGGTTGTCCCCACTTTGCGTTTTTCCCTCTTGGATCAATCATATTGCATAGTTCTGCCAAGTCCTTCTGACTAATTTTAGCCATTTCTCTGTACGCCTTAATTCTCTCGCCAAGTGTCGTCATTTTATACCTCCCATCTTCTATATGCATAATAACACGCAGTGTTATATTTATGTAATTTCAAAATGTGATTGATAGTTATTTCATAATGTGATTTAATTAGTTGTGTAAAAATCACAGAAGGACATTTTTAATGAATAAAATTGCACAAATAAGAAATGAGTTGGGAATTACTCAATCTCAATTGGCTGAGAGAATTGGCTGGAAACAACCAAGAATCGCTAATTACGAGGCAGGAATCCGTATGCCATCTCTAATTGTTGCTCAGGAAATAGTTAAAGCACTTAATTCTTTTGGTGCTGGAAAATCTATTGATGACGTTTTCCCTGTTCAAAACTAATTTACCAACAAACTAAAAAACAATCTTCAAGAAAAAAGGAAAAATTTTCATGAATAGCAAAGAGATACAGAGATTGTTGCACCGAGATTGTAAAAACAGCTCAGGCGGTATTACTTCTCTTGCTTATACGTTAGAGAAGTCGCCAAACATTCTTGGTAACAAACTCAACGTGGATTGCGAACAGAATCAATTGAGCTTTATCGAAGCGATTGAATTAATCGCCACCGTTCAAAGCAAGAAAACTCTTTCAGCTATTGCGGCACAAATCGATCACATTGTCGTACCAATGCCGAAATGCAGAGAGTGTGAAGGTGGTGGGCAAGAAATACTTTCCCGATTTTTAGACATTGCCGAAACAAGCGGAAGAGTCGGAAAGGAAATTAAGGAATCTATCAAAGAGAATTCTGAGCTTGGTCGTGATTTATCACCAAATGAGAGAGAGAAAATCTTAACGGCAGTGAATCAATTAATTGAGCAAGCTATCTGTTTAAAGATGGAATTGGGGCAATAAAAAACCACCGCTGGAACGGTGGTTTCATATTAAACCCAAAATCACAACAGGAATTATGATATGAACCAATTATTAAACATTTCAGAACAAAAAGCAAGGCTTACGATGAGCAGTCGTGAGATTGCTTCTTTAATCAATAAAAATCACAGCGATCTATGCCGTTCAATCGAAAGATTAATGGCAAAAGGGGTTATTAAGGGGTATCAGCCAATGGCTTACACCCATCCACAGAACGGGCAGACTTACTACGAATACCATCTCGAGAAAAGAGATTGCCTTATCGTCGTCGCTCAAAACTGCCCTGAATTTACCGCCGCAATAGTTGACCGCTGGCAAGAGTTGGAAAATCAACAAAAATCAACCGCACTTTCTCGAAAAGAATTAGCGTTAATGGTTCTTCAAGCTGAGGAAGAAAACGAGCGTTTACAATTAGAGAACGCTGAATTAAAACCAAAAGCTGCTTTTGTCGATCACTACGTGGAAGTTGGCACTAGTAAATCACTTCGTGAAGTCGCGAAGATTCTAAAAATGCCAGAAAGAGCAATGATAGACCGCCTTATTCAAGATCGCCTTTTATATCGCCAATCAGGCGCGTTACTGCCATATCAAACCGCTCACTCACGTGATTTATTTACCGTAAAAACAGGCACAGCAGAACACGGTCACAATTACACACAAACCCGTGTAACAAGCAAAGGGATTGAATATATCGCGTCACGTTACGCTTCGGAGTTGATGTTATGAGATTTAACAGACCTGTTCGAGTAGATGAATTAATTCAGTATTACCTATTTCAATTGTTAGCAGAGTTAGACGAGGTGATTTTCGATGAGAGCGAGTGAAATTTTAAAACAAACTGGTCGTTCTATCGCCTATCGACCAGCGTTAGCCAAGCTATTTGGTGGCGTAACCGCAGAGATTTTCTTTGAACAAATTTTTTATTGGCAAGACAAAGCCGAAAATCAAGAATTGGGCGTTTATAAAACGCAAGCTGAGCTTGAAGAAGAAACGGGATTAAGCCGTAAAGAGCAAGAAACAGCACGTAAAAAACTGCGTGAAATTGGGGTATTAATCGAAACGCATAAACGTCTTGAACACCGCATTTATTTCAAAATTGACATGGAAAAACTTGATGAAGTTTTATCAACATTGGCTGATGTACAAAGTGAACATTCCCGAATGCCCGAAAGTGACATTCGGGAAGAACCGAAATGTACATTCGTTAATACACTAGATTACAACACTAGATTACATACAAATACACCCCTTACCCCTCAAGGTGAATCAGCTAGCGCTGATGATGTGCCAGTTGCTGAAAATAAAAAACAACGTTCACTGAATATCGACTATGTGGGAATTGGAAAAGCGTATAACGAGTGCGTTATGGAATCTGGGAAAAACTTACCAATGCTTGCAGACCCTGAAAATTTAAGTCAGGAAAGAAAACGCAAAATCAAAAAATTGGCTGATGTCATGAAAAAACGCTTTGGTTCTTGTGATGCAGAAACATTCAGAAATTATTTCCTCGATTTCATGAGGTCCGCAACACAATTTTACTTTGGTGAGAACGATCGTGGCTGGCGTGCTGATTTTGAATATATCTTGCGTGAAAAAGTTATGGATAAAACAATCGAGGGATCGCTATGAAAAACACGACGTATGATCTTGAATACAGTTTAATTGGTTCATTTCTTGCTGGTGGGTTAACAGCTCAAGCTCGTGAAGTGATGACATGGTTAGAGCCTGAGATGTTCGCCACTTATCAACTCGGTTCGATATATAACAACATTCGCAAACAAGCACGCAAAGACAATGTAATCGATATTATTTTATTACACCAAGATTTTGGCGAAGACTTTGCCAATTTAGCGGAGATTATGAAAAACACAATCACATCCGCAAATCTTACGGGTTACGCACATAAAGTGCGGTCGTTTTGGGTCAATCGTACTGCACAAAAAACGATGCTTGAGATGGCATCAGAATTATCAAAAGCAAGAGATGAGCAAGCAGAAAAAATTACAGAAAAAGCACTTTCTGAAATGCAAAAGCTTTTAAGCAGCAAAGTTGAAGTTAAGCCTGTCGTTATGGGTGAGTTAGTTGATGAATATATTGATGTTTTAGAAAAACGTAGTAAACAAGACTTCAACTCAAGACTTCTTCATACAGGCATTGAGGCTGTAGATAACATTTTAGGTGGTATTAATCCGACCGATATTGTTGTCATTGCTGGTCGTCCTGGAATGGGTAAAACCGAGTTTGCTTTAACGCTCACTCGCAATATTGCGGAGCAAAAAGGTGCAGTCTTATTTTTTAGCTTAGAAATGGCAAATCAACAATTGATGGACCGTATTTTAAGTGCCAATGCAAATGTTCCAGTTAGAAAACTCCGCAATCCAAATAGCATGGATCAAACTGAATTTGGTCGAGTAGGTGATGGGCTAGGGAAAATCAAAGATCACCACATTTACTTTGTCGATCGTGGTGGTTTATCAGCAAATGAGATTGTATCTATCACAGAAAGTCATTTAAGCAACACAGGACCACTTTCCGCAATCTGTATTGACTATCTTGGATTAATGAATCACGGCTCGCTTAAAAATTCGAACAAAAGCCAATTAATTGAGGATTCATTAAGTACGCTTAAAACGTTCGCTAAAAACTTTAATGTACCAATCATCTTACTAAGTCAACTAAACCGTGAGGTTGATTCTCGTGGTGATAAACGTCCTCAGAACTCTGATTTAAGAGATAGCGGTTCAATCGAACAGGATGCCAGCCAAATCATTATGCTTTACAGAGAAAAGGCATACAAAAAAGACAGTGATAACGATTATTCAGAGGCAATTATCACTAAAAATCGTTTTGGTGAACTTGGAACGGCTTATATGAAGTTTGATAAAGGGCATTTTGTAGATTGCGATCAAGCGTTGGCATATCAATTTGCTAATGAAAAGCCAGCACAGCAGATGGAATTTAAGAATTATGCTCGCAGAGGTGCCGCATGAGTATTCAATTCAACACGAATAAAAAATATCAAATCATCTACGCCGACCCGCCGTGGAGATATAGCGATAAAGGCTGTAACGGCAGTGCTGAAAATCATTATCAAACAATGAATATTAAAGATATTTGCGAAATGCCAGTAAACGAAATGGCTGATAAAAACTGCGTTTTATTTCTCTGGGTGACATACCCAATGTTAGCAGAAGGGTTAAGACTTATTGAGGCGTGGGGATTTAAATATAAAACGATTGGTTTTCAGTGGTTAAAAACAAATAAGAAAAACAAAGATACATTCTTTTTTGGTCTTGGTCGATGGACCCGTGGAAATACGGAGTGCTGCCTGATCGCAACAAAAGGAAAACCTAGCCGAATTAGTAATAAAGTTAGCCAATTAGTCGTTGAGCCAATCCAGCACCATAGTAAAAAGCCTGACGTTGTGCGCGAAAAGATCGTTGAGTTAATGGGTGACTTACCACGCATTGAATTGTTCGCACGTAACACGACTGATGGTTGGGATGTATGGGGAAATGAAGTTTAAGGAGTAAATATGAGAATAAAACCAGTTAGCGTAGCTTTTGTTGTGTATCAAATTGTATTTAATACGACATTTTATCTTGCTGTGTTTCACGGCAATGACGGTGTAAAAGAGCTAATGAATTATATCTTTAGCATTTTAACTGCAATCTGCCTTGCATCTGCCATCTTTATAAAAAGAAGGGAATGTGTAGAGAGTGGTGTTTTAATCTCAAGAAATCGTTTTTATGTGAATGTCATTTCTTCACTTATCACATCTATTGTCATTGCTAGCGCAGGGTTGAGTTTTATTGCTGTGCTGTATTTCATTTCTAAGTTTATAGGAGATGCAAAACTCGCAGATATAGAAGAAAAATACAGTTAATGCATTAAAAGGAATTTTAAAGTGGCTCATAGTGTAGATGACATCGTAAAAGCTCACGGCAAGCGTTATAAAGCCAGACTTCGTATTCAGGTCATTAAGATGGCTGGTGGATTACTTGCACCGCTTGATGAGCGTGAAGCAGAAGCTTTGCAGTCATTAAAGAATGGTGAGCAGTACGAGATCGAAATCATCCGCACGCGTAATCCATCATTTCACAGAAAAGTCTTCGCATTTTTTAACTTCTGTTTTGAACACTGGTCCGCAGATAAAACGGACTGGAAATACTTTGATGAGAGAAAGCAGTTTGACACTTTTCGTAAAAATCTCACTGTGCTTGCGGGTTTCCGTGAGGTCACTTACACGATTGATGGCAGAGTGAGAGTAGAGGCTCAAAGTTTGAGTTATGGAAACATGGATCAGAGTGAGTTTGAGCAATGTTACAAGGCGTTGATTAACGCCGCATTGAAAGAGATTTTTAATAATACGACGGACGAAAATACGATCAATAGACTTTACTCATTTTTCTAGTTTTAAGCTATTGATTATATGGGTTTTTAATTTTTGTGGTGAGTCAAGATAGTAAAAATAAGATCACCCCCTTGGAGGTAAATAATGACAGAAATTTATAAAAAAATTGATGGTAGCAAATACAAGAAAATCTTTATTGTTGGCGATCTGCATGGGATGTATGACTTACTTGTTAGTGAATTAGAGGAAGCAGGTTTTGATTTTGTGGATGACTTACTTATTTCTGTTGGTGATTTGATTGATAGGGGACCTGAAAATATCAAATGCCTAGAATTAATTGATTTTGACTGGTTCGAAGCAGTAAGAGGAAACCATGAGCAATTAGCTATTAATGGATTGGAGGGAAATAGGCAGTCACTTTACGCATGGCTGTATAACGGTGGTAATTGGTATTTTGAACTCGATCCAATTCAAAAACAAAAGGCTGAAAAACTAATTAAACGATGCAGAGATTCACCATTAATCATTGAGTTATCTATTGGTGAAAAGAAGATTGTTATTGCTCATGCAGACTATCCATATAACGAATATGAATACGGGAAAGAAGTAAGCAATAAAGAGGTTATCTGGAATCGAGATCGTGTTGAAAACGATAGCCATGTTTCAATTGACGGTGCTGATATGTTTGTTTTCGGGCATACGCCAATGAAAGAGCCAGAGCAGATGGGAAATCGTTTCTATATTGATACTGGAGCAGTTTTTAACGGAAAACTAACACTAATGAGAGTTAAATAATGGAAGATTTTTTGATTGTAATTGTGTCACTAGGAATGTTGTTTTTGGGCTGTATGTTGATGGGTGATTTTCTATGAAAACAGAATACAAATGCCCTAAGTGCGGTGGTGAGCTTTCTGATTGTTGGGATGGTGAGCCAGTAAGTGCTTTTATCGGTGAGTGGAGTGATGACCGTTTTCGTTGTGAGGGTAGAGTTGTCGCAGTGGGGATTATGGGGCCGCAACGCAAGAAATCTTGTGGGTATTTTGGGTTAGAAGATTTAGGTGTGGAGTATCGGGAAGATGACTAAAAAAACAAAACCTCTAAATCGCAAATGTAAAATCTGTGGCGAAAAATTCCAAACCAACTTCTTTAATGTGCAATGGTGCAGTCCAGAATGTGGCGTTAAGTTAGCAAGACAGCGATTAGAAAAAGAGAAAGAAAAAGCAGCCAAAAAACGTGAAAAGGAAGAGAAAAAGCGCATCGAAGAAACCAAAGAGAGAATGAAAACCACAACAACATTGCTCTCTGAAACACAAAGTGCAGTTAATAAGTACATCCGACTAAGAGATAGAAATAAGTGTTGCATTTCATGCGGGAAACCGCTTGTAGCGGAGCAATTAGGCGGTGGATTCGACGCAGGGCATTATCGCAGTAGAGGCAGCGCACCACATTTAAGATTCTACACATTAAACATTCATGGGCAGTGTAAAAAGTGCAATCGTTATCACGGAGGAAATTATCATCAATTCAGAATTGGCTTAATTGAACGTCTAGGTATTGAAAAAGTCGAGCAAATAGAAGCAGACCAAAGACCAAGACATTACTCAAAAGATGACTTGAGACGGATTAAAAAAATCTTCAATAAAAAAGCAAGAATGTTGGAAAAGCGTAAGGGGTTTTAAAGTGAGCGATAAATTATTAGAAAAACCAAGAAAAGAATGGATTCAAAACCACTTGGACGCTTGGGGAGCTTGGGCTTTTAATGGTTTAGATTTTGACGGGCAGACAAACATTATTGCGAAACTAATGCTGGAGGCAAATGGGAATAAAAATTCAAAGCAAGATAGAAAGATGTGTGATGACGAACTAGGGTTAGTGATTAGTTCTGTTATAGGGCATTGTATCAAAACGCCATCTCTAGAAGACTATAAGTATATCGAGGCTAAATATATATTTAATTTATCCAATTACTCAATAGCTCAATTTCAACACGCAAAAGATAAGTCTATTTCATTTAATGCTTGGTATAAAAGAATTAATCAAAGCATAGACTCATCAGAATGGATAATTGCTAAGTTTCTTGATTATGCTCTTAAAAATCACAAAAATGCAGACAAATTGCAAAAGTTTGCTTTTAACGTGTAAAAAGTATTGACTCTGGTGTAGTTTTCATATATCGTATGAGTTAATGGTGGTCGTAGTGTAAGTATGATTCACCGCAGGGGTAAGAGCTGGCGCTCAGGTGTGGCTTACACACTCCCAAAAAACGTTCGATTCGTTTACTTATCCCATTCAACAAAACCTAGCCTCAACGCTAGGTGTTTTTTTTGGACAGTTAACTCAGTTGGTAGAGTGGCTGGCTGTTAACCAGTATGTCGCAGGTTCAAATCCCGCACTGTCCGCCAAATTCACAAGCTCAGTCTTAACGGACTGGGCTTTTTTATTGCCCCAAAAGCAAGGGGGTGGAGATTATGAAAATGAAAGATGCTGGGACGCAATCATATATCTGGTCAGGGTTTGGCGCTTTCTTTGCACTTCTCTCACTTCAAGAATGGCTGGCAGTTATCAGTTTGACTGTTGGTGTAATTACTATGCTTGTTAACTCTTATTACAAGAAGAAAGAAAATGAGAGAAAAAACGCAGAAAAAGTGCGACTTGAAGAGCTTCATAAGTTAAGAGTTGAACGCATGAGAATAAAACTCGAAAAAGAAAAAGCGGGGCTTGTTAAATGAAACACGTTAAGAAGATAACGGCTTGTTCTGTTGCAATGATTATCGCTGTTGTCATGTCCGATCACTCAACTGAGATTCGCACCGGTGAGCGTGGACTAGAAATCATTGGTAATGCCGAGGGATGCGCACGTGAACCTTATAGATGTCCTGCTGACGTTCTAACAGTTGGTATTGGTTCAACGGAATTAAGCGGATTGCCAATTGACCGTAAAAGATATTCAGACGAAGAGATAGCGAAGCGCTGGATAAATGACATTAAAGTAGCTGAAAAATGCGTTAATAACTGGGCAAACGGGAATAATTTGCCGCAGGGTGCATTTGAGGCAACGGTATCAATCACATTTAATGTCGGATGTTCTAAGCTTAAATATTCTACGTTGTTTAAGCATGCCAAAAATGGTGATATTCAAGCAATGTGCGATCAATTTCCACGCTGGAAATACGCTAACGGTAAAGTATTACGTGGACTTGAAATCCGCAGACAAAAGGAACGTGAGCTATGTTTAGCCGACTTACACAAATCTTGATCGTCGTAATTTTGGGCTTGTGTGTCGCGTTGTGGTTCCAGTTCCAGTCTATTTCTAACTTAAAAGCCAAAAACACCATTCAAGCCCAAACCATTTCACTACAAAGCGAAAGTATCAAAAAGCTCAAACAGCAAGAAGAAATAAATAGACAACTCACACTTGAAATCAGCAGATTGGAAAGTGAATCGCGGAGTAAATCAGATGATGCAATCAATTCTATTTCACATGATGAAAAGAGTGCTGACGCTTACAATGCCAGTGCTCCTCGTTCTATTGTTGAGTTCTTGCGCAAGTAAGCCAGTAGTTCAAGTATACCCACAAATTCCAGCAGCACTTCTTGCGCACTTAGATAAAACAGGGTTTAACGGCAATACTTACGGTGACGTTTCAAAGTACGCAGTGATACTCAAACGTGAAAGAGATGTTTGCTTAAATCGAGTTGATAAGATTCGAGAGTGGCAAACAGAAAACGCACAGAATTAAAAGAGGCATAGATATTTCACTATGCCTCTTTTAATTATAAAGATGATGATAACTCTCGTTGTGAAGCTACTGCTAAGAAATGGCTACGGTCTTTATAGATTGGATTATTAGCTACACGTTGGTCTATTCTATCAATTAGATATTGCGGTAATACAATATTTACACGCTGGCGTTTACCAAAGTAAGCAGTGATATCTACATCGATTAGTAACCAACTATCGCAATATTGAAAATCTTCTTGCTCTTTATAGTGAAGAAAGCCCAAATCTTTAATTTGGGAAATATCAAAATCACTCTCAACCATCATTTCTAAGATGGTATGGATTGCATCAGTTACCATTGGAACAATTTCTTCGACAGTATCTGCACCACTAAAACAAGAGTAAGTTTCATTAAAAAGCGCAGGCACACATAAGCCAAACGCTTCATTTTCATTTTTTGGCGTTTCAACGCCAATGGTAAATAACATATAACCTCCTAGATAGGACTCGGCAGAGCTATAAAAGCCCTGCCGATTTCTTTATGGATCTAACAGTACCTATTGGTAAATCTTTCTTGGGATGTGGAACAGGAAACGTCTTTCCTGTTTTGGGTGAATACCATATATGGTGTGACCCTTTACATCTCAATTCAGTACATCCAATTGCTGTCAGTTCCTTGATTAAGTCGTGTGAGTTCACGTGATACCTCCTTTGCCTTAATCAAATACTATTATACACACGTATACACACAAGTCAAGTATTTAAAAAAGGATTAACCATTATGCCAAAAAAAGACGAGGTTAAATCCACGTCTAAAGGGCGTGGTAAAACTAAATTAACAGACAAGCAAAAACGGTTTGTTGAAGAATATCTAATTGACTTAAATGCCACTCAAGCAGCAATCAGAGCGGGGTATGCTGAGAAAGCAGCTAATCGTGAAGGCAGTCGTTTGTTGTCAAATGTAGACATTCAAGAAGCTATTCAAAAAGCCCAAAACACTCGGGCGGAACGAGTTCAAATTTCACAAGATGATGTACTGCGTGACTTAATGGAGTTACGTGATATGTGTATGGGACGTAAATCATTCATTGTCACTGATACGGTTAAAAACAATCAAGAGGGAACTGTTAATACGGTTGATAATCATGTTTATGCTTTTGAGCCTGCAGGAGCAAATAAAGCACTTGAGTTATTGGGTAAGCATTTGGGAATGTTTAAAGAACGAGTAGATCTCACTAATTCAGACAGTTCACTTAATCGTCCAACAATTATTGAATTAGTTTCACCATCGGTAAATAGCAATGAAAGTACAGATTGAAATACCACCTAAACTCATCCCAGTTTTTAGTGGTAATTATCGTTATCGTGGATCTTATGGTGGTCGTGGTTCTGCAAAAACAAGAACGTTTGCGAAAATGACTGCTGTGGTTGCATATAAGAGAGCAATGGCAGGTGACAGTGGTGTTGTACTATGTGGTCGTGAATTTATGAACTCGCTTGAGGATTCCTCACTTGAAGAAGTTAAACAGGCAATTAGAGCAGAGTCATTTTTAAATGATTTTTTTGAAATAGGTGAAAAGTACATCAGAACAAAGTGTGGCAGAGTGTCGTATATATTTTCTGGTCTACGTCATAACTTAGATAGTATCAAATCGAAAGCAAGAATATTACTTGCTTGGGTTGATGAAGCTGAATCAGTCAGTGAAATGGCTTGGAGTAAATTAATTCCTACGGTTCGTGAACATAATTCAGAAATCTGGCTGACGTGGAATCCAGAAAAAAGAGATTCCGCAACGGATAAGCGTTTTAGACAATTCCCACCTGAAAATTCTGCTATTGTTGAAATGAATTACACAGATAACCCTTGGTTTCCTGGTGTATTAGAGCAAGAAAGGCTGAATGATAAAAAACGCCTTGATGATGCAACATACCGTTGGATTTGGGAAGGTGCTTACTTAGAGGCAAGCGAGGCTCAAATATTTAAAGGTAAATATGAAGAGCTAGAGTTTTCACCAAATCAAGATTTTAACGGTCCATATTTTGGACTTGATTTTGGCTTTGCTAAAGATCCAACTGCTGTAGTTAAGTGTTGGGTATTTAATAATGATCTGTATATTGAGTATGAGGCAGGCAAAACAGGCTTAGAGTTAGATCACACCGCAGGTTTTGTGAAAGAAAGAGTGCCAGATATAGAAAAATATATATTACGTGCAGACTCAGCAAGACCTGAATCAATCAGCTATCTTAAACGCAACGGTATCCCTCGAATTGAGGGCGTTAAAAAATGGGCTGGTTCTGTTGAGGACGGGATAGAACACATCAAATCTTATAGAAAAGTCTATATCCATCCTCGCTGCAAAGAAACATTACGTGAGTTCAGGCTGTATAGTTACAAAACGGATAGATTAACAGGCGATGTGCTACCTACTGTGCGTGATGAACACAATCATTATATCGACGCAATTCGCTACGCGTTAAATCCACTAATGCAACCCGTTGGAATATCGGTGCAATCTCCATTAAAAGTACGCTAAGGATTTTATATGTTTAAAGTATCTGATACTTCGTCAGAAATGGCGAAATTGCATTCGCGCATCCGCATTATAGATGACTTGTTAGGTGGAACAGAGCGAATGAGAGAAGTTAGCAAAACCTATTTACCAAAGTTCCCATTAGAAGACGAGGATACTTACAAAAATAGGCTAGAACGAACAACACTTTATCCAGCTTTAGAAGAAACACTCTCCCAAATGAACGGGAGAGTTTTTTTTACCCCGATTAATATCACAAAGATCAACAATAAGCTTGCTAGTGAAATACTCCCGGACGTTGACATGGAAGGGAATAACCTTGACGTGTTTGCATCCAGTTGGTTTCATGCAGGATTAGCCTATGGTGTTAGTTATGTTCTGGTCGATTACCCAGTTACAAACGATGCCAAAACACTAGCAGAAGAAAAGGCTATGGGGGCTAGACCTTATTTAGTTCACATTCATCCATCCTCAGTTTTGGGTTTTAAAACAGCCAGAATTAACGGTAAACGTGTATTTACTCAATTTAGATACCGTGAGTTCATTGATGAAGAGAATGGAGAATTTGGGTTAAAACAAATTGAGCAGATCAATGTTTATGAACGTGGAAGAGTTAGAAAATTCAGGAGAATTAAAAATGCCAAAGATGGAGAGAGTGATTACTACCTACATGCTGAGGTGGAGCTTAAGCATTTAGGCAAAACTCTTGAGTTTATTCCTATCGTACCTTTTATCACAAAACAAGATAATCACTTTGGCATTGGAAGACCTCCATTGCTGGAGCTGGCCCACTTAAATATTAAGCATTGGCAATCCCAATCAGATCAAGACAACATTGTTAGTGTTGCAAGAGTTCCGCTCCTTGCTAGAACTGGAGCAATTGAGGGGGAACAGTTTCAAATTGGGGGTTCTGTAATTGATCTGCCAAGAGAAGGTAGTCTTTTCTATGTTGAACATTCAGGTAATGCGATAGGTGCTGGGAAAGAATCAATTAAAGAGCTTGAATCTCAGATGTTGGTGGCCGGAGCAAAACTTCTTATCAAAAACATTATCGCTATGACTGAAAGTCAAGCAAGAGATGAGCAAGGAAAAGAAATCAGTCAATTAAGACTTTATGCCAACAAATTCGAAGACGCACTTGATTTAGCGCTTGAATATGTAGGTTTCTGGCTTGGTATTGAGAACGTAGGTAATGTTGAGATAAGCGGCAATATTGATAGCGAAATCGATCCTAACGCCTCATTGGATATGGTTATTAAACTGAACTCGGCTGGAGTCATTTCCACCCAAACAACATTTGAAGAGGCAAAACGCAGAGGTTTGCTATCTGATCATGCTAGTTGGGAAGATGAGCAAGCTAGACTAGAAGTCGAAAGTATGAGTGGAAATTTCCATGGAGAAAACAATGAGTATTGATGAGCAAATAGAACATCTGCTCACAGATCATAAAATCTTACTCTTTCGTTATGACGCCTCATTAAGACGAGAAATCGTAAAACGGCTCAATAAACTACAAAAACAGATGTTGAGCCGTATTTCTGCTGTTGGGTTGGAAAATGCAAGTAAAAGAGATGTAGCAAAGTTACTTGGTGAGATAAAAGAACTTATCAAGGGTTACTATGTTGAAATGTATAGTTTTACAGATGGTGAGTTGCAAAGCCTTTTACCAATTGAAGCTTTGGCAATAATGGAAATATATAATCAGTCCGTAAAATTCGATTTATTCAACAAGGTGCCGGACTATAAGTTAAAAGCCAATAAAACCGCTCAAATCGTCGCTGGTTCACCTTTGTCTGATTGGTTCGATAAACAGGGAAGCGATTTAAGTTTTAAGTTCTCTGGGCTAATTAGACAGGGGATTTTGGACGGTAAAGCAACAAGCAGAATCATCACGGAAGTGAATGAGCTTATGGTGCATTCACGTCGTTCTGCTGAAACATTAGTTAGAACGGCAGTAATGAAGGTTAACGACGAAGCTCACAAGCTTTTGCGTGATGAAAACATGGATATCATTAAAGGCGAGCAACACATTAGTACTCTTGATACGAGAACGTCAGAAGTTTGTCGCGCTAGAGATGGTCTAGTGTGGGACCTAAACCAAAAGCCAATTGGTGATCACAAGGTGCCGTACCAAAGACCACCATTACACCCAAACTGTAGATCAACCTTGCGTCTAATTATGAAATCTTGGCGTGAGTTAGGCTTTGATGTTGATGAAATTCCAGAAAGCACCAGAGCAAGTATGGACGGTCAAGTAAAAGCTAACATAACCTATGAAGATTGGCTTAAAAACAAAACCAAGGCTCAACAAGATGAAATACTAGGTAAAGGTAAGGCAGATTTATGGCGCAACGGAGTTATCACTTTTCGGGATATGATTGATCAGTCTGGGCGCCCCTTGACACTTAAAGAGCTTAGGGAGCAGTTTAAGTTAGGTGGTGTTGAAAGTGCAGTAAACGCCGTTTATAAACGCGCAAGTGAATTAGAGCCTATACTTACAAATGATATGCTATCTATTGTTAAACAATCTAATGGCTATTTAGATGGATTAGATTTTCGCTTGAAAAACATTGACTCCATCACGCGTAAAGTTCAAACGGATATTGTTAGAACCGGAATAACAGAAGGAGAATCGCTAAGTAAAATAACTGATATTGTGCGTTATACCACAATTTTTGAGAGTAAGAATTTCACGCGAAATTATTTTCGAATGCAGGAAATTCTTACTGAAAAAGGTTATAATATAACCAGAGTTAAAAATACTTGGCGAAAAGGTGCTGTATATAAAGGCATTAATACGATCATTGAAAAAGATGGCGTTAAATTTGAAATGCAATATCACACTAAGCAAAGCTTTGAGTTGAAGAATGGAAAATTGCATGAGTTATATGAAAAAGCAAGGATTCTTAATGTTTCATCTGAGGAGCTTAAAAAACTTAATGAGAAGATGAAGGATTTAAGTAATCAACTTGAAACCCCTGCCAATATAGGAAAGATCAGGAATTAGCGATGGAATATTATCTTGTTTTCCCAAAGTCAAATAATCAATTGCTTGTGAGAGGTGAAGCATACGACTATTTAACGTTTGCCAAGTTTGATTTAAAAAAAAATGCTTGGGATAATTCTGATGCGTTTTATTGGGGCGACAAAATTTTAGCAAGTGATTTTGTTGATTTCGAGCAAATATCGGAGGAAATGGCAAATGCATGGATTAATAAGCATAAGTGATAAAGCAAAATTATTTGCAGAGCAGATACATGCTAATCAATTTGATAAAGCTGGAAGTCCTTATATTTGTCATTTATCTTTTGTTGCTGAAATGCTTACAGGTGAGCATGATGATGTTATTGCTGTGGCTTGGTTGCATGACAGCGTGGAAGATACCGAAACTTCATTAGGTGATATTTCAGCTTTATTTGGAGAGGTTGTTGCCGCTGCTGTCAATGCAATAACCAAGCGACAGGGTGAATGTTACCAGAGTTACTTGTTACGAGTGAGGTCAAATGAAATTGCGAGAAAAGTCAAAATAGCTGATCTCACTCATAATATGGATTTAAGTCGTTTACCAAAAATAACAGAAAAGGATTTATCTCGACAGAGAAAATATCAACAAGCTAAACAATTTTTACAAACCTAGCCTAGCGCTAGGTTTTTTTATTACCGAATAAAAGGAAAATATGAACCGTGAATTAATCCATGTTTATCCAGTAAACGACTTAAGAGAGCATGAACATAGCGAAAATTGTTGGTGTAAGCCAATTGTTCTTGAAAGTGCTGATATTTGCATCCACCACGCAATAGATCAGCGTGACCGCTATGAAAATAGTGAATTAAAAATGCACTAACAAATTTAAAACAGAAAACAACGACCGCCTTAGTGGAAACACGAGGCGGTTTTTTATACCCGTCATTCAAGGAATGGCGATTCCAACGTGCTAGGCACATCAACAACATATCACGAGGTGATCTTTTATGTACACATTTATGAATTTAGGCAAATTCTCGCAAAAATTTAATGACAATCCTGATGGACTTGGCGGTGGTGCTGGTGGTAACGGTGCTAGTGAGGCGAAATATACACAAGCCGATCTTGATAAAGCCATTAGCGAAGCAGTCGCAAAAGAAGTCGCTGGACTTAAAACAAAGAATTCTGAATTGCTAGGCGCTCAGAAAGATTTGAAAGAGAAGTTAGCTAAATTCGACGGCTTAGACCCAGAAACCATTAAAAATCTCATGACTCAATTCGAGAATGATGAGGAAATGAAAAAAATTGCTGAGGGCAAATATAAAGAAGTCATTGAAAATCGAGTAAACAAAGTCAATGAGGCAAAACAACGTGAGATTGAAGCGTTGAGCAACAAACATCAAGAAGAAATGAACAAACTGCAAGCAAGCTTAGATCACTATTCAGGATTGGTTCTTGAAAACGCTATCCGTAGTGAAGCAACCAAAGCTGGCGTTACTTTCGGTGTAGATGATGCAGTGTTAAGAGCCAAGCTCACATTCAAGCTTGATGAAGGGCTTGTTGTTCCAATTGATGAAAATACTTTTGGTGGTGATGGTAAGCCATTAACACTGAAAGAATGGTTCGAAAGCATGAAAGAAAAGGCACCTCACTGGTTCCCAGCATCGCAAGGCGGTGGATCTTCTAATGGTAGCCAAAATGGAGCGAAAACGATGTCTCGCGCTCAATTCGAAAAACTCTCTCCTGCTGAGCAAATGAAGACTATGCAGGATGGAATTACATTAACTAACTAAATTAAAAGAGGTCAGAAATGGCAGAAAAAAATACTTTAACAGCAATTGCACCATCTCTTTTCGCTGCATTAAACACAGTTTCTCGTGAGATGGTTGGGTTTATTCCTGCGGTTAACCGTAACTCAACAGCGGAGCGTGCGGCTTTAGGTGATGAAGTGACTGTGCCAATCGCAAGTGCAGGTGAACTTGAAGATATTTCACCGGGTCAACAGCCTAAAAACACAGGCGGCACAACTCCTGAATCAGTCAAAATTAAGATGGAGCACTCAAAAGCCGCTCCTATCGTTTGGACTGGTGAAGATGAGAAACGTGTAAATAACGCTGGCGTTTATAATGGCGTGTTAGCTGATCAGTTTGCTGATGGCATGCGCAAACTTGTTAATACGATTGAGCGCGATGTCGCAAGTAAAGCGTTGATTGGTGCCTCTCGTGCCTACGGTACATATGGCAAGACACCATTTGGTACAGCAGGTAATTTATCTGACTTTGCTGGTGTTGCCCGTATTCTTGATGATAACGGCTGTCCTATCGTGGATCGTCAATTAGTCGTCAACTCTGGTGCGATGGCTAACTTGCGTGGTGTGCAGTCTGTTTTATTCAAAGTGAATGAGGCAGGTAGCGCAGATATGTTACGCGACGGCTACACAGATCGAGTGCAAGGTTTTGCCCTTCGCAACTCTGCTGGTATCTCAATGCATAAACAAGGTAATGCTGCGTCAAAAACTTTAAATGGTGGTGCGGCAACGGGATTGCGTGAACTTGCATTACAGGCTGGAACAGGTGATTTCAAAGCGGGTGATTTGATTTATCTAAACAATGATAAAAGCAACATCTACACCGTGGCGGAAGATTTAGGCAACGGTGCGGGCAAATTAAAAATCAACGCACCGGGGATTGTCACCTCGATGTCTGGTAGTGAAACTATTACATCATTTGGCGACTTTACACCTAACTTTGCCTTTGACCGCAACGCTATTGTGCTTGCAACACGTGCGCCAGCACAGCCAACAGGTGGAGATAGCGCGGAAGACGTTATGTTCTTAACTGATCCAGTTACTGGATTAGTGTTTGAAGTTCGCGTTTATCGTCAATACCGCCAAATTAAGTTTGAAATTGGTATGACTTGGGGCGCGAAAGTTATTAATTCTCGCCACTTGGCAATTTTAGCGGGTTAACCTGAAACAACATAAAGAGCGTTCCGAAAGGAGCGCTTTTTTTATGGAGAAAGATTATGTTTTTTAGAATTGAGAAACAAAATGAGCAGCTAGTAGTACATCAAAGCACGCTTTCTGAGCATGAATCTCTAGGGTGGGTCGTTTTAGGACCAGAAGAAACCAAAAAAGATGATAAAGGCTTGTCTGCTTTGAAAGTAGAAGAGTTAAAAACAATGCTAACTGAAAAAGGGATTGATTTTGATCCTAGAGCCAAGAAAGATGACTTGATTGCCTTGCTTAGCGAAGAAACTTAAAAGTAAAGGGGGAAATATGGATTTAATAATCCCTAATGACTCCTACGTCACTTTGGAAGAAGCTAATGAATATCATGGCAACAGAAACAGTGCATTTGTATGGCAAGAGCTTGACGACGAAACGAAAGCAAGACGTTTAGTGAGCGCATCGGATTTCTTAGACTTCAATTATCGTTTTCTTGGTAGAAAAGCAGATCCAACACAACCTAGAGCATTTCCTCGCACTAATACTGGTGGGACTGATAGTAAAGGCATTCCAACTTCGGTCAAATACGCCGTATTTGAGTTAGCTCTTTACGAGAATCTGAATGAAAATCCAGATAGTGAAATGTCTAGCGTTCGTGTTGGTCCTCTTTCGGTGAATTTCGAGAAAAACCTAGCATCTGGTAACGCAAGTAACCGCTTTGAATATGTAAAGGGAATTCTTGATACCTATTTGGATAAAAGCCAAGGGAGCGGTAAGGCTAGAATGTTAAGAGGGTGATATGTACGGTAGGCTAAAAAACATTTCATCATCACTCATCAAAAAATTTGGTTCTCCGTGCGTAGTGAGAATTGAAAAAAAAGGTGAGTACGATCCAGAAACAGGAAGTGTTAATACTGTTCAGACAGTGGAAAACAAAGCTTTCTGTATTTTCGATAATCTTGCTTATGATTTTCCTAGCTTTAAAAGTAATGGAATTAGCAGAGGTGATTCAGTCATGGTGAAACAAGGTGATGTGGTACTTCTACTCACAGCAGAAGCCAATCCGGAATTAAACTCACACGTTGTAGTGAACGGTGAAACATGGCTTATTGTTAATTTTCAGCCAGTTAAGCCATCTAGCACCGTCATCATTTATCAATGCCAAGCAAGACGATTGGGTGATTAATATGGGAAGTTTTGTCATTGATATAGCAAAATTCAGAGAAAAGTTTAGCAATAAAGCTGATCTTGTTCTGAGAAAAGTTGGGATTGAAACATATGAAAGAGTAAGACAGAAAACGCCAGTAGATACTGGACAATTAAGGGCGAGCTGGACTGTGAGTATCAATGGTATGCCACAAACCTATAATGGCGATCTATCCGCACTTAGTTCTGTTAAGTTTGGAGATGGCATTATTATTGCGACCGATAAGCCTTATGCTCCAGCGCTTGAGTATGGTTTATACCCAAAGTCTGGTGGACGTAAGACAAAAAACGGCTTTTCCATTCAGGCACCACATGGCATGGTGAGAATCACTGTTCAAGAGATGCAAGCTTGGCTAAAAAGCAACCTAGGGAAATTCTATTAATGAAAGCAAAAATCAGGGCGATACTCCAAGGGCATTTAGCAAAAATAAGTGATATAGAAACTGCATGGGAAGGTGTAGAAAATGTATTAAACCTACCTTATCAAAGTGTGTTTCTAAATATCTCTAGTACGCTAACAGGAGCAATTTGTGATAAGCCAAAAGCACAAGAAGTCGGTTTTTTACAAGTGACTTTATATTACCCATCAGGGAAAGGAACAGCTGAGATCGAAGAGAAAGCTGTAGAAATCAGGCATCATTTTTATGGTAAATCATTTACTAGAAAAGGTGTTCAGGTGGTGATCCACTCCCCACCACAAATAGGTGGCACTTATCTCAAGGATAATATTCTTGCGCTACCAGTAACAATTAATTTTACTGCCTATGAACTCTAAGGGAGGAATAACATGGCAACAAACGCACAAGGCACGAAACGCACGATCGTTTTCGCCAAAGAAACCCAATTTGGTACTAAAGCTACACGCACAGGAGCAAAAATCCTTCCTCGCATAGAAAGCTCATTAGATACCAGTTTTGAGTCTTTTCAATCTCAAGAAATACGTGATGATATGCAACGTGCAGCATCAATTACAGGTTTTGAGAAGGTAGAAGGAGAATTGAAAGGGGAACTTTCCGCTGGTCAATGGTCAGCCTTTTTAGCCGCAGTATTACGCGGAAATTTCACCACTCAAGCGAAAGCTCCTATTATCAAGAAAACAACGAATGGTAGTGGTGAAAAACAAGGGAAAATCTTAGTTGTACCACAAAACAATCACACCACAGACTCATTCACTATTGAAGATTTATTCTCGGATATTAATGTCAGTCGTACATATTTAGGTTGCAGAGTATCTAAGATTAGTATTGATGTACAACCTAATGGTATTGCTTCAATTAGTGTCGGATTTTTAGGCCAACGAAGTGAAGAAGGAACCGCGGCTTATTTTACTTCTCCAACCAACATCAACCAATCAGGCAAGCTCGCTGGTGTAACGGGTAAGTTATTGTTTAATAAACAAGCTTTAGGGCTTGTAACCGGCTTTAAGCTGGATATTGACTTAAATGCGTCTAGTGAACCCGTACTGGGTGCAAGATACGCCCCTGATGTATTTATCGGCACCGTTGCGGTGAGTGGCTCATTTTCTATCTATATGCAAGATAAGAAAATGTTTGATGCTATTCGTCGTGGAGAAACACTTTCCCTTGAATTGCGGATGGACGCAGAAGATGCCGCTAACAGCGATTATGTATCAATCATTTTACCGGGTATCAAACTCACATCTATTGATACGGATGATGGGGCAAAAAATATCATCCAAACATTGAATTTTGATGCTTTCCCAGAGGTGTACGATGGGGAAAGCCAAATTGATGACATATTAAAAATAGCAACCACAATGATTGTACAAGATACATTGGCTTAATCTAAGCCAAATAAATCAAACCTCGACCAGCAATAGTTGATTTTTTATTACCCAAAATACAGCAAACAAATCGCTTAATCCTCGTGATTGAGTGGTTTTTTATTTTCAACAATAAGGAAATCTAAATGAACTTACAAAATCTTTCACAAGGTAACTTGTCAGAATCACACCGTTTTGAATTACTACACCCTGTCACAGGCGAAGGATTGGGAGCTTATGTTAGCGTGGTAAGTGCGAAAAGCGATCAAGCGCAAAAATTTGTCGCTAAACAGATGCGACTGGCTCAAAAGCAAGAGTTTGAAAACGCTCGTAGTCGTAAACCGAAAATCAAAGAGTTGGACGAAATTCGTGAAGAATCAGTTGAACTTGCAATAAGTCGTATTGTTGACTGGGAAAATATCGAATGGGGCGATAAAAAAGATTTACCGTTTACGCCTGAAAATGCCCGAATGGTGCTAGAACAATGTGATTGGATTATTGAGCAAGTGCTTGAGCAATCTAACGATTTGGGAAAGTTCTTGGTGAGCTAATCGATGACCTGCTTCGTTATGCGGGGCAGGAATTTAAACTAGATAAGAAACCAAAAGAATCGGACAGCACACTGAGAGAGCATTTACAAGCAATTGCTGAGCAAACAGGCACTACACCTGAAGAGCTGGATAATCCGGAGCCTAATTTGGCAGTACAGCATTTGCTTGTGATCTTTCAGCAGCTATCTCTTTCTCGTCAGGCTGGAATGGTATTAAATCCAATTACATACAGCGAAATTGTAGCGTGGTCGCAGTTATATCAAACTCGCCTTTCGATGTGGGAGATTGATGTATTGAAACGGATCGATTTGGTTTTTCTTAATATTCAAAATGAATAGGTGGCGAATGGAAACCTTTACCTTTGCTCCAAACTGGGGAATGAAATTAAGCAAAGAGCCAAAAGTCAAAACCATTACTTTCGGCGATGGCTACGAACAACGTCTAAAACAAGGGTTAAACCACAATCTACGAAGCTACTCTCTTACATTTAGTGGAGATATAAATCAAATGCAACAAATTGAAGCCTTTTTAGACCGTCACGAAGGGTATAAGGCTTTTTTGTGGTCCCCTTACCACTCCACGCAAGGTAAATTCAAATGTTCAAAATGGGACATTGAGCAAAAAGAGAGCCACTGGACAATCTCTTGTGAATTTAAAGAGGTGGTAGCCTAATGAAACAAGGATAATTTATGACAGATATAGCCACTCTTGCCATTGAGATTAGAACTAATGGTATATCTCGCGCAAATCGCGACTTACGTAGTGTTGAGCAAGTATCACAAAAAACGGAAAAAGCCGTTAATTCCCTAAGCCTTGCTGTGAACACATTGAAACGATTAATGGCGTTAGGGATTGGCATTCAAGGCCTCTCAGGATTCTTACAAATGGCTGACACAATGCAATCCCTGCGCGCTCAAGTGAAATTTGTGACAGGTTCATTGGCAGAGTTAAATAAGGCGCAAAACGAGTTATTTAATATTTCTCAACGTACGCGTTCCAGTCTTGAATCAACAACACAGCTCTATGTTCGAACATCACGAGCCTTGAAGGATTACGGCGTATCGCAACAGCAAGCATTGCAGTTTACCGAAACCATTAACAAAGCAATGGCAGTGGGTGGGGTTGGTGCTCAAGAGCAAGCTAGTGCTTTAATGCAATTATCACAAGCGCTTGGCTCAGGGCGTTTACAAGGTGATGAATTTAGAACAATTGCGGAAACCGCGCCGATTATTCTTGATGTAGTAGCGGAATATATGGGGAAAAGTCGAGCTGAAGTGAAAAAACTGGCGTCTGAAGGCTTAATTACCTCGGAATTACTTTTTAAAGCAATCAGTGGCTCAACTGAGAAAATCAACAAGCAATTTGAAGAAATGCCTCTTACATTCGGGCAAGCAATGCAGCAGATGCAAAATGCGGCCTTAAAGTTTGTTGGGGATTTGAATCAATCTACCAACGCAACCAACTTATTAGCTCAAGGTGTGAGTTTTTTGGCTGAAAACTTCAATACACTTGGTGCTATCATTGGTGGTGTTATGTTGGGTCATTTGGCTAAATATGGGCAATCAATGGCCATGGCCGCGGTAAATAGGTACAAGCAAAGCCTTGCTAATTTACAAGTCGCCAAAACAGAGCAAGTAAAAGCTGCGGCAGAGCTTAATACCGCTCGTGCTAATATGGCGGTGTTAGCATCTGAATTAAAGTTGGCGCAAACGGAGCAAACTCGTTCAGTTCTTCGAATGAGAATGGCTCAACAAGCGACACTTATTACCAGTCTAACCAATGCGGAGGCGGTAGCAACAAATAATTTAGCGACTGCTCAAGCTAAAGCATCTATCGCTGGTCGAGCGTTGAATGGTGTAATGGGCTTGTTGGGTGGCCCTGCTGGAGTGATTACCATAGCAGCTAGTGCATTGTTTTATTTCCACCAGAAAGCGGAAGAAGCTAGAGAAAAGGCATTAGATTTAGCTGGGGCAAATGATAGATTAAAGCAATCGTACGAAGATTTAAGTGAAGCCTCGTTACTTGGTTCTATTCGTGAACAAGTTAAAGAGTTAAATAACTCTAGAGAGCAAGTCAAAAATGTAGAGGCGGAGATTAAAAATACTCAACGAGTGATGAATCAATTTTTAGGAGTAGCGGTTCCTGATGAATTAAAATCCGACCTAGATGCGTTGCGAGATAAGCTTGCTCAATTAAGAGAAGGTGAAGGAATTAATTTTCAGACACTAGAAAAACAGCTTGGGGTTCTAGCACCAATGTTTGCGCGTAGCGGTAAAAACATTGACGATTTTAGAAAAAAACTTTTGCTAGTAGGGGTAAGCTCACAAGATGCTGAGATTTTTATTAAATCTCTTGAAAAATCTTTCACAGATTCCACGAAGGCCACAGAGAAAGCGAAAAATGGATATAGTCGCATAGAGTCCGAGTTGGCAAAACTCAAAGAGAAAACTGAAGAAGCAAGACAGAAGTTTGAAATTTTAACTTTAAAACAGCAAGGAAATGAAAAGGCATCTTATGTACTTTCTCAACTTTATGATGTTTTAGGGGAAAAAGGCGCTGACTATGCTAAGGTTCTTAGAGAAATCGCCGTTGGTAACTATATTGCTGCACAATCAGAGCTTTCTCACATTAAGGACGCTAAATTCTCTTTAGAAGAATTGATCGGAATGAAGAAAGAGGCGGAAGCTGCATTTTGGTTCGTATCACAAACTGATAAATTTAGTGCTTCAGGTCAAGATAGTCTAAGTGAATGGAAAAGTTTTTATAATGAACTTCAAAAAGCGAGCGCTGATAGCTTAACTCAAATATCTCTTAATGAGGAGCAAGCGTTGAGAGATATGTTAGAGAAGGCGAAAAAAGCAAAAATTGGTCATGAGGAGATGGAACGTGCTAAAACTTTAATCACTGAAAAATACGCCAAAGAGAGAATGGAAGTCGCGGAAAATTATGTGCCATCATTGAGATATGAGCGCGAATTGACTGAACATCTCAAGCTAATCGATCAGCTACAAAAAACTAATCGGATTACAGCAGAACAAGCCGGAGATGCCAAATTAGCGTTAAGTGCTAAATACAATCCTTTATTAGCTGCTCAGCAAACGTATATCAATAACCTGAAAGAGATTGAACTACTAGAAGTGAAAGGTGGTTTAACTAAACCACAAGCAGATATTGCACGTAAGCAACAGGCGACAGATCTAAAAAATACTGAATGGCAAGAGTGGCTGAAAAATGCGGATCAATCAGACCCTTTTAATGGTTTAAAAGTTGGCATTAAAGAATTTGGCGACCAAGCTAATGATGTGATGGGGAATGTTGGGCAAATTACAGGTAGAGCATTAAATGGAATGACAGATGCTTTAACGGATTTTGTGATGACAGGTAAGGCTAATTTTGCTGATTTAGCCAGATCTATCATTGCGGATCTAGCTAGAATGATCATTAAAATGATGATTTTCAATGCGCTAAAATCCGCTTTTGGTGGCACATCTATAGGTAGCTTTCTTGGTTTTGAAAGTAAAGCTGAAGGTGGCATTGTGGGTGAGCATTACAATGGCGGTCTTGTTGGTTTCTCTAGAGGGGGATTTACTGGATTTGGTGGTAAATACACACCAGCTGGTATTGTTCATCGCGGTGAGTATGTCATCACGAAAGAAGCGACAAGTAGAATTGGCTTGGATTATCTCAATTATCTGAATTACGGGAAACGAGGTTTTGCGAATGGTGGCGGTGTAGATGTTCCGCGTTTAGCCTCTCCAACCTCTAATTCTAATAGGAATATCTCAATAAAAATCATTAACAACGGTGAGCCTGTACAAGCTAATGTCAGCTCGAAAGAAAGCAATGGACAATTAGAGGTGACTGTTGAGCTTATTAGACAGATATCTAAACAAGTGGTTAATGAAACGATTGAAGACAACTTTAGACAAGGAGGTGTGTTCGCATGATCAGCGCAGAAATGAAACTTGAGCTTTCAAAGCTTGAGCAAAACGCCATGATCGACTTGTTTGAAGTGGATTTACGCGGTCTGAAAGATAAAGACGGCATGAATGGTGAGTTATACCGCTTTTATGCCGGTACAAACGAAATGCTTAATCCAATTGTGTGGCAAGGTAACACTTATCAACCGTTTGGGGCAAGCGCGACGGGATTTTCTTTGTCTGGAAAAGGACCGTCAAACCGTCCACAATTAACGCTCGCGAACTTCAATGGGTTTGTGACGGGAATTGCCAATCGCTTTGATCAATGTCTTGGTGCGATTGTGCGCAGACGACAGGTCTATGTACAACATCTTGATGCAGTAAATTTCAAAGATGGAAATTCACAAGCAGATCCAATGCAAGAAGTACTTAGTTTTTTTATCATTGAGCAGTTATCTGTATTAAAGCGTGACGTTGCCGTGTTTGTGCTTGCGTTACCAACGGAAACGGACAATGCATTGATTTCTTCTCGAACAATTAGCATCCATTGTGGATGGTTGTATCGTTCTGCGGAATGTGGCTATACCGGTCCACCCGTCGCAGACGAGAAAGATCAGCCCACAAAAAATCCGAAAAAAGATAAATGCAGTTGTTTGTTGACCGGTTGTGAAATAAGGAACAATACGCGCAATTACGGTGGATTCGTTTCTGTTAATAAGTTGAGTTAAAAAATGAATGAAAAGCTAAAACAAATATTAATCGACTACGCAAAGCAATGTGAGCCGCACGAAATGTGCGGTTTTGTTGTTTTTGACGGTCAAGAAAAAATCTTCATTGCTTGTGAAAACATGGCAGAAGATAAAGAGAATCACTTTGAGATTTCAGCAGATGATTTCTTAAAAGCGAGCGAATATGACGGAATCATCGCACTTGTTCATTCTCACCCAGACGGCAAGCCGTTTCTATCCGCAATGGATCGTCAAACACAGTTGTTCTCAAATCTTGATTTTTGGCTTGTCTGTCATGATGAGGTCCACGAGTTCCCCGTTATTCCACCACTTATCGGGCGCGATTTCATTCATGGAAAAACAGATTGCTACACGCTATTCCGCGATTTTTATCGCTTGGCTGGCATTGATTTCCCAGATTTCGAACGTGACGACTTCTGGTGGGAAGATGGTCAGAATCTGTATCTAGATAACATGGAAAAGCACGGTTTTGAGCGTGTTTTTGATGAAAAAAGGGTGCAGGTAGGTGATGTTATTTTAATGCAAGTCGGTGCCGACGTGCCGAATCACGCAGCGATCTATATCGGTAATCAACAAGTATTGCACCACAGCCCAAAACGTTTATCTAAGCGCGATCTATATGACGGTTACTGGCTCAAGCACACGCATAGCATTTGGAGATTTAAAGAATGGTCAACGTTAAATTTTACGGCAGTCTTAGACAGTTTGGAACTTCATTCAAGCTAGATGCAGAAAACACAGCAGAAATCATTCGCGCGCTCACTTCTCAAATCCCAAAATTGCGGGAATTTATTCAAAAAGGCTACTTCACAGTACGAATCGCAAAAGAATACATAGACAACCGCTATCTAGAAAAAGGGCTTTTTTACAAGCTAAAAGAAGGCATGACGGTTCATTTTACGCCTGTTTTAAAAGGATCCAAACGCGGTGGTGTGTTTCAAACTATTTTAGGTGCCGCACTTGTTGGCGCAGCCTTTCTTTTAGGACCGGTCGGTTTTGGTTTGTTGTCAGCAAATTCAGCATGGGTGGTTGGTGGACTTGGTGCCTCCCTCATGCTTGGTGGCGTTGCGCAGTTACTTACACCGCAGCCCAAAATGCCAGCAATCAATGAAAAAGAAAAGAAACAATCCACTTCTTTTTCGAATTTATCAAACATGGCCGCGCAAGGTCGCATGGTGCCATTAGCTTACGGTCGGATTCGTTGCGGCAGTCTTGTTATCTCGCAAGGTGTTCAAACGCTCGATGTAAATATCGTTGAGAAAAATCAGAATACAGGATTTTCAAAAGGATAAGTTATGGGTGGAAGAAAAAAAGGGGGAGGTCATACCCCGTATGAAGCACCGGAAAGTGGACAGTCTAAGCAGTTTGTTTCGATTGTTGAAGTCGTATCAGAGGGGCAAATTAAAGGGTTAGTTGACGGTGTTAAATCTGTTTATTTAGACAATACACCGCTACAAGCAAGCGACGATAGTTTTAATTTTAAAAACGTTGAAGCGCAAGGGTGTATTGGTACGCAAGATCAAGATGTATTGGAAGGTTTTAATACTTCTGAAAAAGAAATTGCGGTCAGTACACAAGTAAAAAAGCTTACACCGATTACACGCACGATCACGGATAGAAAAGTCAGCCGTTTACGGCTAACACTCGGAGTTCAGTCGCTTTTTCATCAAAACGACAAAGGTGATGTTTACGGCTCAAAAGTTGATTTTACAGTAACAATCGGTGAAAGAAGTCATCTTGTTTCAATAAGCGGAAAGTATAGCTCTCAATACTTGAAACAAGTTGAATTTGGCGACTTACCGCCCGTTCCATTTCAAGTTAAAGTTGAACGCATGAATGCGGACAGTAAATCCCAGCGTTTGCAGAATAACACGATCTGGGCGAGCTACACTGAAATCATCGAAACGCAATTCGCGTATCCGAACACCGCAATTCTGGGCATTCGTTTTGATTCTGAATATTTCAGTTCAATCCCAAATCGAACTTATGAAATTTACGGCATCGAAATGAAAGTGCCGAGCAATTACGATCCATTTGAGCGAACTTATACGGGATTTTGGGACGGTACATTTAAGATCGCATGGACAAATAACCCGGCTTGGATTTTATACGACTTGATGACAAATAAACGTTATGGTCTTGGCTGGCGTTTAGGTGCATTCAATGTTGATAAGTGGGCGTTATATCAAGCTGCGCAATACTGCGATCAAATGGTGCCGGATGGTTTTGGTGGACAAGAGCCAAGATTTACTTGCAATGCGTGGTTAACAGATCAGCGCAAAGCATACGATGTGATTAATGACATCTGTTCAATCTTTCGTGCAATGCCGGTGTGGAATGGTCGTGAGTTCACTGTCGTGATGGACAGACCGGCAGATCCTGTGTGGACTTATACAAACGCTAATGTAATCGGCGGGGAGTTCTCTTATCAATATGCCGCACAAAAAGCGCGACATAATGAAATTCACATCGAGTATATCGACGCAAATGATAGCTATGAAAGAAAGATCGAGGTTGTTTCTGATGATGATTTAATTCGTCGTCATGGCTTAAACGTTAAAAAAGTGACAGCATTTGCTTGTACGTCACGCGGACAAGCGTTTAGAACGGGGAAATGGATCCTTGAAACTGAGCGTTTGGAAACCAAAACAGTAACGTTTGCGGTTGGTGCCGAGGGTCTAATGCACATCCCGGGCGATATTATTCGCGTTGCAGACTGTGATTATGCGGACACTAACATCGGTGGTCGCGTTCTCGCTGTAAAGGGTCGAAATGTCACGCTTGATAAAGAAATTTCGCTGTGGAGCAATAGCTATTTAACTTACATTGATAGCGAAGCAAAACATAAAGATATTCGTATTGTCAGCAAAAACGGCAAAGAGGTTACACTTGAATCTGAACCGGTAGGACTAGCCGAGCTTGGTGTTTGGTCTTTAACTACGCAAGAAATCAACGTGCAGTTATTTAGAGCGTTGACGATCAGCGAAGAAAAACAAGGTCAATACACAATTGTCGCACTTCAACATGAGCCACAGAAAGAGGCGATTGTAGATAACGGTGCTGTGTTCGAGCCGCGCGAAACCACGCTTTCTACTGCCGGACTTGATAAAGTCAGTCACGTCAACGTACAAGCCAACGGTGACGGTGTTGCGCTGAGTTTTGACTATATTGTCAAGCATAGTGCGATGATTAAGTATCAGATTAAATTATATAAAGACGGAACGTTTTATAAAGTTTATGACGATTTAACAACACCTAATCACAAGTTCATCGGTTTACCTGATGGCGAATATGTTGCGGAGATCCGTGCGAAGAATGAGCAAGGACAGCTATCAGAGGCCGTTACAAAGTCATTCAATATCAGCTTTGCTGTGAGTGAATTAACGACAGTATCGAAAGTGTTTGGCATATTGTTGCAGTGGAAAAATCCTGTTTTTGCTAATCCTAACTCAGCGATTGAAATATGGACGAGTACTGACAATCAATTCGAGAACGCGAGAAAGCTTGTGTCTCTTTCTTACCCTACGAGCGAGTATTTATTCAGCGGTCTAGGCGTCAATGAAAAACACTATTTTTGGGTGCGAATGATTGACACAGCAAATGGCAATGCTGGGGAATTTACAAAATCAGTCGTCGGCACGTCTGAGAAATCAGGCAAAAAGCTTGTTGAGTACATTCAAGGACAAGTAACAAAAAGCACTCTTGCGAAAGATTTAGCACAAGAAATCACGCAGATCCAAGCAACAGCAAGTGAAGCTACCGATTCAGCAAAAATGGCACTCTCACGCATTGATAGTGAAGCAACAACACGCGCTGAACAAATCAAGCAAGAAGGCGAAAGCATTAAAGCTAGCGTTAGAAAAGAGTATGAGAAAAACGCAAGTGCAATCTCTAATCTAGAGAAAACAACGCAAGATCATGCACTACAAATCTCAACCGTTCATTCTAAGTTTAATCAGCTAGAAATCGGTGGTAGAAACTTACTGAAACATAGTGAAAAGCTCAATAAAAACTGGGGAAAAAATGGCGGTGTAACGCTTGATACGGATCACGGCATTGCGACACTGACTGCCAACGGTCGATTGGTCGCACTAAGTCAAGTGCTCATTGAAGATCAGGTGGAAGTCAAGGACGGTAAAGTCGTGCTTTCGTTTGACGCTTTATCGAACAAAAGTGGCAAGCTTAATCTTAGATTAAGACGATATACCGGCAGTACTCATTCTGACATATCGGCTTATGTAACAGTCGATTCACGCGACTACAAGCGTTACTCAGTAGTCTTTGACTATCAAAAATCGGAAGGTCAAACGCGATTAAGTGTTGAGATTGTAACGTATGAAAAAGATGGTACAGTTTTCAATATTAAGAAACCTAAACTCGAGCTCGGCAACATCGCAACGGACTGGACGCCAGCCCCCGAAGATGTTGACGTGGCTATCTCGGAAGTAAGCGCAGATATTATTCAACACAAGCAATCACAAGCGACTGTGAATAAATCTACTGCTGACAAGCTAGACAGTCTAACTGCTAGAGTTGGATTGAGCGAAAGTGAAATACAGCTAATTCAAAAAACGGCTAGCGAAAAAGACAAATCTTTCTCTACAAAACTAGAAACGCTCGATTCTAAAGTGGCGCAAAATACTAGTGGCATTTCTGACTTAAAAGAAACGAAAGCTAGCAAAGATGAAGTGGCGTCACTTGCGAGAAAAGAGTTAAAGTCAGAATGGACTGATGAAGTCAATGCAACTAAGTTAGATTTAACATCCAAAATCACAGCACTTGAGCAAACGGTTAGCAATGAAAACAAGTCGCTTGCAGTCAAGAGTGAAACGCTTGAAGCTAAGTTTAATCAGTTGCAGATTGGTGGCAGAAATCTACTGAAACAGACTAGAACGCTGAACAGTTGGAATAAAAATAGCGGTGTAACGCTTGATACGGATCACGGCATTGCGATACTGACTGCCAACGGTCGATTGGTCGCACTAAGTCAAGTGCTCATTGAAGATCAGGTGGAAGTCAAGGACGGTAAAGTCGTGCTTTCGTTTGACGCTTTATCGAACAAAAGTGGCAAGCTTAATCTTAGATTAAGACGATATACCGGCAGTACTCATTCTGACATATCGGCTTATGTAACAGTCGATTCACGCGACTACAAGCGTTACTCAGTAGTCTTTGACTATCAAAAATCGGAAGGTCAAACGCGATTAAGTGTTGAGATTGTAACGTATGAAAAAGATGGTACAGTTTTCAATATTAAGAAACCTAAACTTGAACTCGGCAACATCGCAACGGACTGGACGCCAGCCCCCGAAGATGTTGACAGCACTCTTTCAGAAGTAAATGCGAGTATCTCTTCGCTTAAAAATACGACGGCTGAGAAAGAGAAAGCATTCTCTCAAGAAGTTAGCACAGTCAAAGCGGAAATCGTTGGCGCAAAAGCATTGATAACATCGTCAAGTCAAGCAATCTCTAGTCTTGACGGCAAAGTGCAATCAATGTACACGTTGAAAACTGAAACTGTCGCTGGCGGTCGTAAAGCGATTGCCGGCATCGTACTTGGTGCGGACGGTCAAACTGCTGAATCACAAGTTATCATTTTTGCTAATAAGTTCGCTATCGCAGATCCGAACAGTAACGCATTAAAAACTCCATTTGTCATTTCAACACACAACGGACGTTCACAAGTTGCTTTGGCTGGCGATTTAATCGTTGATGATTCAATCACTGGTAACAAGATTCAAGCGAATAGCACAATCACAGCTCCAAATATTAATGGCGGTGTAGTGAATGGCGGTTCGTTTACTGGCGGAAGTATCGACATCGGAAATGGAAACTTTACTGTTGATAGCGCCGGGAATTTAACAGCCAAAAATGGCGTATTCAGTGGCAGATTAGACGGTGCGACTGGTCGATTTAAAGGTGAGCTGGAAGTAACGAAACTGATTGGCGGTGGTGTTATTGAGCAAATCGTTGCAACAATGACTAAGACAGGGACACGTAGTGTTAGATACGCATATAGCGTTTACCACCGTGATGGTGACAGAACTCGATATGGTACTGTTTACGTTCCAATTTATGCAACAACGATCAGCATTGATCCATATCCCGTCGATCGATATGTAAAAATAGGCGACGAACTATCTTTTGTATTAAAAGCAAATCAAGCTTTTACTAAAAAATATGAAAGAGTCGGTACGTACTTACAGAACAATGAGCGTGCCACACCAGTCGATCCGGACAAAAACTTACTCATTATAAGCTACGCCCTATCAGATACTGGCACAATTTCTTTCTCATAATTTAAGCCCTATTTCTAGGGCTTTATTTTTACTAAAAGGAAAACACAATGAAATACATCGAAAAAACAATTGAAGATTCACAAACTGGCGCAAACGCAAGCTATCACGAGCTAGTGTCATTTACCGTTGACTACAACAACAGCTCCGTGACTTCGACTACAGCGAGCTATGTATCTAAAAAAGCGAAAGATGGAAATAAAAAAGCACTTTCTTTTAATTCGTTTTACTTGAACTCAGTTCCAGAACGTGGCGAAAGTGCGCATGACTGGGTGTTAAATCAGTTAGTGCAGTCACAACCAGAAGATTACCAGCATGACGGACAGTCTGTGAATCCGTATATGTTTGCTGGTGGACAAGTAAAAAACGACTAACAAAAAAGGGCTAAATGCCCTTTTTCTCAAGAATGTTAGTGAGGACAGCTTAATATAAGCTGGTTGTCTTTTTCAAAGACAGTATTTTCGTTAAATGTAATCGTTGGAGAAAATTCAATTTCATTTGCTGATAATTTATATATTTTTGTTTTATTTTGTGAGATAGATCACAATTAACATTTTCTAAGATATGTTTTGCACTTTTTCTAAAATAAAAAAAAGCGACCCTAAGATCGCTTTTCCTTTCCGCTTATACAGCGGTTAACTTTCTAAGTAAACTATAATGTAGAATTTACTTTTTATACAGATTTTAAAGTCCGTATTATTTTTTTCTAAGCCGCTTTCATTCAGCGGTGATTTCATGTTACATCTATTTCTGATGTTTGCAAGTTATTTTTCACAAAGCTTTATTGCGGCATAATAGCGCACAAGATTATCATATTGGTCGTGCGGTAGATTTTCGTAGTCATCAACGCTAATTTCCACTGCTTTATAACCACTTACTTTTTTACCCTTATTTTCAACGCGTAAGATGTAGTTTTCATCATCTTTTCTATAAACAGCCACGGACACATTGTTAAGTGCTACGCGGCCAGCAGAAAATAAATACTCTAATCCGTCGGTTTCGTCTTTATCAAATCCCTCTTTTTCTACGAACTCGTCAGCCCATTTTCTCAATTCACGCATAATCATTTCAAATTGCTCGTCTTTGAGTTCGCCAACAACATTTTCTAGCTCTTCTCTCAGCTCGTTAGTGCAATCATTTCCACCGTATTCGAAAGTCCATTCATCGTCATCATCTTTTTGATAAGCCATTGTAGTTGCCGGTTCGCCATTAATTTCAATTGTAAAATATACGTCATATTGACCGTCATCAAATACTTGATAATCGAAAGAAAGAATATTTGTTGATAAACAAACTTCTTTTCCGTTTAATTCGATATTTAGCACTTTATTCATTTTCAAGATCTCCGTTTCTGCTAGCTTTAAAAACCATTTACTCATTGTTAAGCCGTTCACTTCTGCTGTTTTTCTAAAGAGTTCTTTTTGACTATCTTGAACTCTTATTTGAATTTGAGAAGATGCCGTGATTTCTTTCACCGCATTTTTATTCCCAATTTTTCCTGTTTGTTTCATTATTCACCCGCTACTTCATAGTATCTTTTGATTGCTGCTTCGTATGCTGCACACTCTGCAGTGTCTTTGTTCATAAAACCTCTTTCATCTGCTGTTGCTTCGTATGCTCTGCGTGCTTTATTTACTTCTTTAATTGCTTTTCTGATTTCGCATACGCGATTGAAAATCTGTTCTGCGCTTTCGTTTCTGAAGTTAATCCAGAAAGTTGATTTTTGTGTTAAAGCTAATGCGCAAATTGCTGTTGCTTGTTCGTCATCGCATTTAACTAAGATTTCATAACGAATTTTTTCAGCCCATTCTTTTTGTTTCGTTGAGCCAGTTAACGCTACACCACCGAATTGTTTAGCATAAGCGCGAAAACCTTTAGCATCTGATGATACTGACTTGCGAACTACCTTTTTAACGACTGGCTGATACGGTAAACCAGTTTCTGCATCGTACCATTTACCATCTTCAGCACGTGTTGGCATATCTGCCTCGTTGTACCATTCTTGAAAAGTTGTATAAGCCATTTTAGTATCTCCTTGTGTTCTTGTTGAGATAATAATATGCCTTCTATTTTGTTTTGTCAATACAAAACGAAATAGAAAATAAAAGAATATTTAGAATATGTGAATCAGATCACAAAATTGATTTTAAGAGTGTTGATTTGGGAGTTTTAATATTGGAGTAAAGGGAAATGCATTTTACATTTTTTTATGAAGTTTTATTTTTTTGTGGTAGGCATGCTACATGAAGAAGTGGTTAGCTTGAGGGGCGTGTTTTGGGCGGGATGTATTTAACCATCATTAAGTATAAATAGTCTGTGTGCGACAAGTGACCTAGTTTAAGTTATTGATAATAAACAATGTTTATTTAAAGTGCATACATGGCATTCAAGAGGTCGTCGGTTCGATCCCGATTATCTCCACCACTTTAACACATTGAATATATTAGTTTTTTTAATAAAAAAGCAAGTCTAACAATTTCCATTTAATATCAGCTTGGGCGAGTTTTGGGCGGGAACCTTAAATTCAATCAAGCTGTTTTTCTCCGCAAAATGGTCAAAGTTCGACGTTGTGCGCCGTCTGTTTCATTAACTTTATTGGAAAACTCAATGAGCTTCTCAACATCTGGCGCAGAATAGTGTGTTGTAATGCTTTTGGATTTATGACCAAGTAATGTTTTCCGATCTTCTTCGGTAACTCCCGCAGACCTCAACCTATAACCGAAAGTGTGTTTCAAGTCGTGAACCCTTAAATTGATCATCCCATCATTGGCTTTTGTCTCCGTTTCCTTCTCAAAACGTACGGACGCCCTTATTCTGGCTTTTTTCCATGCTGAATTGTACATTCTTGTAACAGGCTTACCTCGATATGTAAAAACATAAATAGGATGCTTGCCACGCTGTTTTTGTACAACCTCTCTTGCTACATCATTAAGAACAACGAGACGGTCCTCTCTATTCTTAACTCCGCTATTTTTATCACGTCCTCCAAAGTCTTCTGGAATAAGAAATACACTCTTTTTAATTTCTGGAATGTAGATTTCCCAATCCCAACGCAAATTACATACTTCTTGTTCACGTGTGCCTGTATTGACTTTGAAAAGCGCCATACTGCGAAGATGCTCTGGGAGTTCTCCCATCAATATTCTTTGCTCAAACCAAGAAATAGGGTAGGGTTTTCTTCTATCTTCTTTCTCGTTTAGCTTTGAAATGGATGGTGGAATATCAAGCCATGTCATACCGTTTTCATCCCTCCATTTCCTTGCGGAAAGGTTTAAGATTCTAATCACGATCTCAAGCGCAATATTGACGGTCCTATTTTTCACACCGTCTTTGTCAGTGTATGAGTAAGAAATTCTTATTCCACGGTCCA